GGCAGGGGCAGCATGGCGGTGAGGGTGGCCAGGGCGGCGGCGAACTCGGCCAGGCTGGTGGCGGCGACCAGGATGCCGAGGGCGTACAGGGGGCCGGTGGGCCGCTGCCGATCGGCGGCATCCTGCAGTTTTTCGGCCAGTCTGGCGGCGGCGTTGTTGGGGGCGAGGTAGTGGCCGCTTTCTTCGCTGATGCCGACATCATGATCGTAGGGGGTAACTGTGAGCCGGTGGCCATGGGCGAGCAACTGGGCCCACTGGTCGCGCAGGGACAGCAGGGCAGAGGCCTGCTCGCTGAGCGGATGGCGGTTGAAGGCGACGCCGGCGGCGGCCTGGTTGAGCCGGGCCAGGGCGTCGTTGCCAGCGCCGGGAATGGCAGCCAGGGCCGGCGCCGCGGCGGTTTCGATACTGGCCGCACTCGGCGGCCAGGTTGGGGGGGTTGATGTCCAGGGCATGGTGGGCCTACTTGGTCAGCAGCAGCAGTCGCCGCTGTCGCGGCTCTTGATCATGGCTCAGGCTCACAAGGCGTCACTGACGCAGCGCAGGCCCACACCGCCAATCGCGTGCCACGGGTACGCATCCGAGCTGAGGCAGCGGGAGCCGCAACGGGCGCCGCCGTCCCAGCTGCCTCCGCCAACCCAGGCGCGCCACCCCGGGGTGCCGCTGGCTCCGGATGCGTAGCTGTATAGCTGGCCGCGCGGGATGGCGGCGTCCTTGCCCACGTTGACCGCCGATGCCAGCCAGTATCCGGTGGTGCTGTAGCCATAGTCGTAGTGGCTGTCTATCCACTCCCGCAGATTGCCCACGGTGTCGACCAGGTTGAGTTGACTGACGGATTTGGCCACGGTGCCGGTGGTGGTGGGGCCGGTGTTGGTGGTGCGGCTCCAGGCGGTGTCGTTGTTGCCGTCGGCGCCCTGGGGCGCGCCTTCGGCCAGCACCAGCCATTCCTCGACGGTCGGCAGGCGCTTGCCGGCGTTGCGGGCCAGCTGGTGAAAATCACTGCGGCTGTAGATGTCGTCACGAATGGGCATCTGGCCGTAGGCCGACACGGGGATGTTTTCCGGCCAGGTGCCCGGGCCCTCGCTGTTGAGATAAATGTCGGCCCAGAGGGCGCCGGGGATCACCTCGGCCATGCCGGTGGGGTCGGCCTTGGACCTGTGCTGCAGGTCCCAGCAACTGTTTGGCACTATGCCCACCACGGGCACATAGGCGTTGTCGTAGCGGTTGGCCACGCCCCGGATGCGGCCGATGTGGCAGCCGCCCACCTTGCGGCTGTTGCCGTCGTGGTAGCCGTCCGGGTAGGTGGCGTTGAGGCTCGCGAGCCAGCGGGCGATGCCGGACGGGTCGGCCACGGCGTAGATGTACCAGTTGTTGCCCAGTGTGAGGGCGCTGACGGTGCCGTCGTTGTTGATGGGGGCGAGCGGGTCCCAACTGGCGGCTGGCGGCAGCAGGTAGCCCTTGCCGTTGCCGCCGATGTTGATCTGCCCCTCGGGCAGGTCCAGGGTGTCGCCGACGCCGGCGCGGATTCGGCCCAGCAGGCTGGCAAAGCCGGCGGCGGCGGCGGGCTGGATGTAGATGGCCATTACATGGACTCCAGTTGCGCGATGATGGCGGTGACCTCGGCGACGGTGTAGCCGAGGCGGTGGATTTTGGCGCCGGGTTGCTCGGCGCGGCGATGCTGGGCGCGGACGAGGGTGCCGTCTTCACCCTCCGCCTCGCTGACCAGGTAGTCCGGCGCGGCGCCGTCCGGGTGTTCGTTCTCGGTCAGCAGGCGGTCGAACTGGTAGGCCCAGCGGGATTCGAGCAGGCCAACGAAGTGCGGCAGCGCGTCGGCTGGCCGACAGGCGGCGCTGGCGGCCATGGCCAGGGCGCGCTCGTAGTCGGCGCGGGTTTGCAGTATGCGGGGCAGGCCGTGCATTAGATTTCCTCCAGGGCCATGGAGCCGTTGATGATGATGATGCGGTAGCTGGTTTCGCCCTCGCTGAGCTGGGCGCGGCTGGCCATCAGGTACTGGGTGTGGGGATTCGCGGCTTGCACATGCTGCTGCATCAGGGCCGTGTCCTTTTCGGCCGCGCCGGCCGGGGTTTCGGCGCCGATAAGGGCCGGGGTGATGTCGTGCGGGTTTTCGGCTTCCAGGTGTTCGCGCAGGGCCTGCTGCCAGCCGCCTTCGGTGCGCTGGTCGGTGACGGCGCCGTCGGCGTTTACCAGGGCCAGCTCGGCCACATAGTGGGAGTAGCCGTCATCGTCCTGGTAGTCGGCCAGGGGAGTGTCACTCACGCGCAGGGCAACGTTATTGATGTGCCGGGACAGCACCGAGCCGGTGCGGTGCACGTCGGCATAGACGCGGACGGGCAGGGTGGCAATGGTCAGCACCTGGTGCTGCTCCAGCTCGGCACGGAGACCGCCGATATAGGCGCGGCCACTGGTCACCTGATAGTCGTTGCCGGTGAGCTTGACCAGGCGAAAGCCGGTACCCAGAAACGCCGCCGGGCCGAAGGTTTCCAGCGCCTGCAGGCGGATGTCGTCATCCAGGCCGCCCAGGCGGGCGGAGAAGTCGATCTGCCAGGTGCCGGCCTCCACCGTGGTGTGGGTGGCCTGGGCGGCGCCGTCGTACTCCATCAACATGCTCTTGACCAGGCTGTTGCCGGTTTGCACGCCGGGCTGGGTGGCGAGCTTGGACTCGGTTTCCTTGTGCACCACCATGGCCACGGTTTCGGAGGCCGCATGCACCAGGAACAGGGCGTTGAACTCGAAATCGCCCACGCTGGTGTCCATGACGATGGAGTAGGCCACGGCGTTGCCGTTGACCCGGCCACGTTGATCCACCGGCTGGCGGTGTACTATCTGGCCGGCGGGCGGCAGTACCGTTCCCCGGTCGATGGGCTGGGTATGGTCCAGCCCGGGGATCAGGGCCAGCACTATTTCATCCAGCACCACGGGCTGCTCGGCCTGCAGGCTGCTGGCCAGGTAGTCTTCAAAGGCGTAGGTGATCACGCTCTGGCTCATGTCAGGGTTTCCTTAAACTGGCTACAAATACTTGGGAGCTGCCGGACACGCTGCGCCGGCGCACCGGCTGGGTGACCGACAGCCGGCGGCTGGCACAAAACAACTGGTAGCTGCCACCGAAGTGGCCGCACAACACATGGGTCGTTTCCTGGTAAATGACCTCGAAACGGTAGCGGCGGCAGGTGCGGCCGTAATGCTCGATCAGCACCTGCATCAGGTCCTGCTTGCGCGCGATGGCGGAGTCGGTGACCCGGATGTTGATCACGTCCCAATCCACCCCGGGCATGCGCTCGGCAATTTCCACCCAACCGATGCCCAAACGCTCGAAGATGCGCTTGAAGCCGGCGGTTTCGCCGGCGTCGCGGGCGTTGGCAAAGGCGTACTTCACCCGCTTGCGATACAGCTCCAGCGGCTCGCCCCGAAAGCGGCGGATGTCCCGTTCCCAGGCCAGCAGGTTGAGCATGGGCTCGGTGCAGGTGAGGGCGTCGAGCTGTTGCAGGGGCCACAGCAGCCGCGCCCGGATCAGCTGCCAAAAATGGTGTACGCCTGCCGCCAGAAACCAGGGCTCCTTTTTCGGGGCACGGGGCGGCTCGCCGTTCATCCAGAACGGCAGTGCCGGCTCGGGCAGGTGCGGATCCCGGTTATTCATGGATGGCCACCGTTACCGTATCGAGGCGGGGAATGCTCAGGCCGCTGATGATGTCCTGATAGTGGATTTCCAGGCTTTCCACCGACTCGCCCAGGATCTGGTGCAGTTGGGTGGTCAGCAGCGAGATGCTGAAGCGACCGTTGGGCCAGGTGCGTGTCACCTGCGGGTAGGCGGCGGTTTCGCGGAAGGCGGCGCGTACCACGGCGTCGGCCTGTTGTTGCAGGCCGGCCAACTCCGCCTCGGTGAGGTTGGGTGCCGGGTACAGGGTCAGGCTCAGTTCGTGCCGGGTTTCCGGCATGGCGGCCACCTGCAGATCGTCGCCGTGGCCGTGGTTGCCCTGGGCCATGACATGGTGGTTGAGCTGGGCAATCAGGCTGGCCGAGGTCTCTCCCACTTCCATCAGGATAAAGGCGTTGGCGGTGCCGGGCCCGCGTGGCGCGTCGTGCTCGAAGAAGATGTGGTCGGCACGGATGCCGGCCACCGAGGCCAACAGGGAGCGATAGACGGCGTCGATGTGGTAGCGTCCGACCACGGAAAACTGGTTTTGGATGCGCAGCCCCAGGGCGTCGTCGTCTTCCTGTTCGGCGCCGGGTTGGGTGATCCAGTCCACCGGGTTGTTGACCGAGACGATGCCCGGCACCGCCTTGGGCAGGATGCAGTAATAGCCGGCGGGCAGGTTCCAGGCGCTGCCCGGGGCGCTGGCCTCGCAGACAATCAGCCCTTCGGGCTGGCCGGCGGGAAGGGTGACGGCCTGCACCGTGGCCAGGCTGTAGATCACCCCGTTGATGCGCTCGGTACTGACCAGGGTGCCGGCCGGCACCGTCACCGCATCCGCCGGCGACTGTTTGACAAAGCGCACCTGGCCCCGGGTGCTGGTGGCCGGCTTGCGGGTCAGGTCCACGTCCCAGGCCTTGAGATCCTGATAGTAGCCCCGGGCGGTGGCGGCGAAGCTGTTGGGCAGCACATGGCCGACGATAAGCCCCCGCAGCAGCCACAGGGCGGGTTTGATGACCAGGGCTTTCTGCAGCCGCCAAAACGGGCTCATGCGGTTGTCGTTGGTGATGAGCGAACCGGCGGCCTCCACCTCCCGGGCCAGTTCAATGGCCAGCGCCTCGTCGGTGGTGGGGATGCCGGCGGCATCCACCAGCCGCTGAAAGTCTACCTGGGGGCGGGCGCTCATAGCTGCACCTCCAGGTGGCCGAATTCGTAGGTGGTGGCGGTCACCAGATACCGGTCGGCGGCCTCTTCGCGCACGTCGGCGGTGCCGGGCACGATGCGCTCGTCCTGCTCTACCAGGATGCGGATCCGGGTGCGCACGTCGGCGCGCAGGGTGGGGCTACGCTCGCCGATAAGGGCGAGAGCCAGCCCGGCTTCGAGAATAGCGTGCTTGATGTCCTGGCCGATGCTGTGGCGGTTACTGGTGTAATGGGGCTGGGCGCCGGCGTCCAGCCGGATGCCGTAGTCGTCTACCCGCAGGTCGATGTATTTATCAGTAGGCACTTTGCAGTTCCTCCCATTCTGCCAGGTCGTCGGGGTTCATGCCGCCATCCGACTTGATGTGCACATCGCCGAAATGCACGGTTTTGCCGCCGCTGCTGGCCGCGGCCCGTGCCACTTGCGGCATGATGGGCTGGGCGGTGTCGGCGGCAGCCAGGGACTCGGGGCGGCGGACGTCGGCCAGGGCGGCGTTGATGGTCTCGCTGGCGGTGCGTTCGCTGCTGGTCTTGATGTTGACGCCGGGGATCAGGTTGATTTTTTCTATCAGCCAGTCGAAGGCGCGACCCAGCAGGTCCAGGGGGCTGAGGTTGCCCAGCACATCCAGAAAAGTCCGCCAGCCGGCGGCAATGGCCTCGAAAGCGCCCACCAACACCTGCACGAAGGGGATCTCCATCAGGGTCGCCTTGACCGCGTCCCAGTTACGGGCCAACCAGACGGCGCCCAGGGCCAGGGCAACCAGGGCAGCCGCAATCAGGAAGAAGGGGCTGAACACAAAGCTCATCACGGCGCCCAAGGCGGTGAAGGCGGCGCTCAGCAGCCAGGTGCCGGCCACCAGCGTCATCTTGATGGCTGCCCAGGCCAGCATGGCGGTGCGGGTCAGGATAAAGCCAATACGCAGCATCTTGAGCACCCATACGATGCCGAGCAGCCCGCCCTTGAAGAACACCATCATGCCGCTGCTGATCCCCATGATCAGGGTCCAGCTGGCCGCCAGGGCGGTCAGGCCGGCCAGGCCCACGGCGACCCAGGTGACCACCTCGGTCAGGTGCGGGAACATGTAGGTCCACTCGGTCAGCACCGCCATCTGGTCGACGATGACGCTCACCAGATCGTTAATGGTGCCCAGCACGCTCTGGCCAGCGCCCCGGCGCAGGGCCTCCCAGGCGGCACCCAGGCGCTCCCACTGGTCGGTCATGGCGCCGGCCATCTCGGTGGCCTTGTCCATGCCGGTTTGCTGGCCCACGCCGTTAATGCTGGCCCCCAGGCCGTCGATATCGGTCATCAGCAGCTTGATCAGCGAGACCGCCTCGTTGGATCCGAAGGCCTTTTTCAGGGCGTCGGACTCGGCCACCGTCATGGTGTCGCCGAACTTGTCCTTCAGCTTTTGCAGGATGGTGACCATGTCCAGCATGCGGCCGTTACTGTCGGTCATCTGTATGCCCAGATCGCCCTGGGCCTTGGCGATGCCGTTGATAAAGGCGTTGTACTTGGTGGCCGCCTCGGATCCGGACATGGTGGATTGCAGGGTGCCGAGGATGGCGATCTGCTCGGCCATGCTAGCCCCCTGGGAGGTGGCGTTGGCCCCCAGCCGGCCGAAGGCGCTGGCCATCTCGGCGCCGGTGGTCTTGAACATTTCCACCGCCTGGGCGGTCTGGCCCGCCACCATGGCGGCGAAGTTGTCGCGGCCCATGGCGTCGGCCTGCTGCTTAAAGGAGCCGTACATGGTGCCCATGTAGCTGGTGATGGTGGCGGTGTCGGCCTTGGTGGCGGCGGCCAGCACGGCGGAGGCCTTGGTAATGCCGGCCAGCTCCTTGCCCGAGAGATCGCCCATGGCGGACTTGATGTCGTAGGCGGCGCCCACAAAGCCGGTGGCCGACTTGCCGAACTCGATGGCGAAGTCGGTGGCGGTGCGGTTGAGCTGGTCCAGATCTTCCTGCAGTACACCCAGGGACTTCACCTCGCCCAGCACCCGGTCCATCTCGATGGCGGGCATCAGCGCCTGGTGCAGGGCCACGCCGGACGCCAGCAGGCCGGCCGCGCCGCCGGCGATGTTCTGCCAGCTTTGCCTGCCGATCTGTCCGGTGCGTTCGATCTGCTGGTTAATGCCCTGAATGGGTTTGGTGACCTGGTCGACCAGGCCCACGGTGAGCATTAACTGTTCCAGGTGTTTCATCCGTTAAATGCCTTGCTGATGCCTGCGTTGATGGCGTCCGCCATGTGTTCCCAGTGCTTGCGGTCCAGCCAGATGGCCCGGGCCAGCGCCTCGTCGTCGTCGGGTTCATGGGGCAGGTAGTGGCGGCGCAGTGCCAGTACCTGCTCCAGCTGGTTGGCCTCGATGGCCTCGACCCGACGGGCTAGTTTTTTACCGAGATCTCAAGCTCGGGCTCGAAGGCTTCGTTTACCTTGGCAACCAGCTTGAGGCCGGCGCCGGGTTGGGCCAGCAGCTTGCCCAGGGCCTCTTTGCTCTCGGCGGCCACGATGCGGTTGAGGTAGGTGTGGGCCGGGGCGACCTTGTCGTCCATGCTCAGCTCGTTGATGTACTTGTTGTACGCCTGGGTGGTGGGCTCGAAGGTCAGATCGGTGCCGTTGACGACCAGGGTGATGGTTTGCTTGCTCATTGCTCGATTCCTTCTTGGATGTGGAGCCATTGCTCCAGGGTGTTGATCTGTATCCGGCAGCGGCGTAAGGCGCCCTGCAGTTCGGGAATAAAGGCCACCGCCTCGCCGTAGGTGGTACCGGTAAAGGCCGGCTCAGGGCACTCCGGCAGCAGGCCCGGCGGTGGCAGTATCGGCACCGGCTTGATGACGACCTGTGGCGGCGGCGCCGAGCAGGCCGACAACAGCAGCAGGCAAAGGCTCGCGGCTGCAATCCGGACGGCCCGGCAGCGGGGTGAAAATGTGCTGTTGCACGGCATGGCGGTAACTCCTGGTGTCGGTGTCGGCTTGCTGCAGCCGCTCCTGTTGTTCTTGCAGCAGGCGGCGGGCCTCCTGCTGTGCTTGCTGCAGCCGGGCCAGGGTCTGCTGCTGCTCCTGAGTGACGCCGGCCAGCAGCTCGGCCCGGGCTTCTGATCTGCCCAGCTTTCCGGCCAACCGATCCAGCATGGCCTGCTGCGACCACACCATAAACAGCAGCAAGGCCAGCATGATCAGCAGTAACATCGCCAGCTTGCTCATGCCGGCACCCCGCCGAACTCGACGAACTTGGCCACCAGCTCTGGCATGGTCTTCATTGGCTGGCCCGGGTAGTTGGCTCCGGGCAGGCTGGCCCAGATGTTGCGGCATTTGGTGATGGCCTGCTCGATGCGCCCGGCTTCCACGTCCTCCAGGGCCCGGCGTTCGCGGATCAGCTGGATGGCCCAACGGTCCTGGGATGCGGGCCCGAAATCGGGCAGGGCCAGCAACTGGCGGTAGTGCTGCCAGTGGCGCGACAGGTGCTGATAGCGACCGGCGGCGGTACTCACCAGCCCCGGTCTAACCTGCACCCGCTGGTTGGGGTGAGTGGCGTAGCTGGTGAAGAAGCCGGCCGGGTTAACCAGCTTGTCGTAACCGTCGTCGCCCAGGCCCTTGGTGCCCTCGGCATGGGCCAGCACATCGAGAAAGGCCGCCAGGTTGAGGCTGCAGTTAATACGGGCCATTGAACTTTCCTCCCATCATGCGTGCCGCGATGTCGCGGATTTTCTCCACCCCGAACAGGCCGACCATGCCGCCGATAAAGCCTGCCGCTTCGCTGGGGATGCCGAACCAGCCGAAACCGCTGATAAAGGCCAGGGTGATGGCTCCCACCAGCGAGGCTTCCAGCCAGCGCCGCCGGCCGGTACCGCCGTGGTAGGTCACCCGCAGCCAGGCAGTGAGCACGGCCAGGGTAAAGCCGTAAAGGGTGGGCCAGTTGTCGGCCAACCAGGCCAGCAGGATGGCCCACAGGGTCGGGTCTTTATGGGGCATAGCGTTCATATCCGTAGCTCGTTTACCGTTGCCGTTTTTCCAGTAATTCCTGGCAGTCCACACAGAGCGCCACGCCCGGCAGGGCCACGCGGCGGGCCTCGGGGATGGACTCGCCGCATTCCAGGCAGTCGGCGCGGCTGTCGCCGGCGGGCCGGCGGCCGGTTTGGGCCGCCAGCTGCTTGGCCAGCAGCCAGTCGGACAGGTCATTGGCGCGGTCTATCACATCCATGGCGTTACCCGATCAGGTGACGTGTGTCGTCGCGTGACAGATAGGGCACCCCGTTGATGCGCACAAAGTCCGGGCTGGTGACAAAGCCCTTGAGCTTGTGGATCTTCTTGGAGCCGCCCTTGCCGTCGATATCGAGCAGGTCGGAGATCTGCAGCTTCACGCCCATGGCCTCCACCTTCATCTCTTCGTCGCCGGTGTTGGCGTAAAACAGCACGTCGTGGGGCGGAATGCCGCGCCAACTGCCGTTGCGGCGGGCGGCCTGACCCAGCCGGTTAAAGTTTTTTGTGTCCAGCTCGTACTCCACGTCGGCGGTGACGTCGCCGTCGACATGGCCGTCGGGGATGCCACGGGTCTGGGCCACGGCGGAGTTGTCGGTGATGGAGAGCGTGGCTTTCTCGACGTGGATCAGGTACCCCATGATCTCCACGTCAAAACTCATGCCTGATAAGCGGCGCGTCATTGGCTATCTCCCGGGTTGCTCAGGTCCAGCATCAGGTTGATGGCGATCTTCTTGGGGCAGTCGTAGGGCTGCGCCAGGGCGTAGATGGCCACCTCGTACTTGCTGAGCCATTCGATGGTGATGTCTTCGTCTTCCGGGGGCATGATTTCCCCGGGGAAGGTTTGGCCGGCGATGGTGACCGACTTGCTCATGGCCCGCAGATCCTGCATGAAGTAGAGCTTGGCGGCAGCCATGGAGGCCGGGGTGCTGTTGAGCTGGCGATCACCCAGGCGGGCGATGCCGCGAATACGCATCTTGCGGGCGCATTTGTCGATGACCCGGCGGTTTTCCACGCTCTGGAAGTCGCCGCCCTCCACGTCCAGCATGTTGCCGTCTGCCCAGTAGACGCCGTCGTAATCCGGGTACCAGGCGGGCACCGAGTAGCGGTTGGCTTCCAGGGTTTGCAGGGTGGCCAGGGTTAGCTCGGTGTCGGCGCTGTCTTTGGGGGCCGGGCCCAGGGCGAGCACGGGGCCGGTTTTGACCCTCATGGGGGTGTCGGCCACGGTCACCGCCCGGTTGCACAGGCGGCCAGCCAGCACGCCAACGTTGTTGCCGTGCAGCTGGGGCACCAGCATGACGCCGTCGGCGGCGATGCCGTTTTGCAGCGCGGCCATGGTGGCCTCGTAGGTGGGCCAGTCCTGGGTGGCGGAGTCGATGCCGGGCACCGCCAGCATCATGAACTGCCAGCGGCCCCAGGTGGCGATCAACTGGTGGTAGAGCGCCTGGGCGGCGTTGATTTGCTCGGCGGTGGAAACCGGCTCGACCAGCGCCACGGCCTCGAAGGAGGCGGTTTGCTGAACATCGAGCACGGCTTCGGTCCAGTCGGCGTCGTTGGGCAGCACATAGGCGTGAGCGGTCCAGTTCTGGCCGGCGTTGAGCATGGCGGCCCGGACGTTGGTTTTCAGGGTGCTGCTCTGGGTGCCCAGCAGATCGTCAAGGTCGGACTGGGTGTTGAGCGAGAGCAGTTTGCCGGTGTTTTTGCCGGCCTTGCCCACGAACAGGAAGTGCCGCTCCACCTCGTTGGTGGGGCCCTGCATCTGGTTGAGGTTGTTTACCTGTATTGTTGGCCACATGGCGTGTTATCCCCGCTTGCGTTGTTCTTGCTCGATAAATCGGATGATGGAGTCCAGCTCGTACTGCATGTATTCCTGCGGTTCACCCAGGAATCGGCGTTGCGGGGTAGGGATATCCCACTTCTTTTTGCCGCCGGTCGAGATGTACCCCATGGTTTTCAAAATGATGCCCGCCTGCCCCAGGGTGAGGTTTTCCTGTATCCAGCGACGGCTGGCTTTTATCCACTTCTTCTTTTTTCCGCGCCGCTGAAAGCCGATGTCCACCAGGGCCTTGGCCTGCTTGGCCGTTGCCGGCGCGCTGTAATCCGGTGTCCCTCTTATGCGTTTTACCTGGGATGCCGTCATTTCTTCCGAAAGGCCAAGCTCGTGCCTTAAGGCGATGTGGCCAGTCATCTGGTTTTTCCAACCGAGAGTGACATGCGTTGAACTTTGCTCTTTTATCGACAACAGGCGCGGGAGCTTCCTTATCATCTTTTTTCTGCCGCGATCCTTCCTCGGGGCCCAACTTCTGCCGTCAGGGGAGCGCTGGCTTCTTGCGTTCTTTCTTGCTCGGTCAATGCCGTGTCGACCAATCTTTTCGAGGACCCGCCGCCTCTTGGGAGCCGGCAATCCCAATGCGTTCATCTGGGCGGCCAGGGCCAGCCGCGAGTTGTCATTGATATCAATCCGGATCACTGGTCACCCCCGACGCTGCTTTCACCGGCGCCGCTTACCTGGATGCGGGCCTGCTCGGCCACCCACACTTCATAGGGCGCCACCCGGTAGCGGACGCCGCCGTAGACCACCGGGCCCTGGTCGTCGGGCTCCAGGTTCAGCGGCTCGGAAAACTGCACGCTGATGGTCAGGTCTGCGGTGTTGTCGTCGATGGGCTCCACGTCGTAATCCGGATCGGGCAGCTCGAAACGCTCCCGTTCCTGGTCATGGTCCTGCAGCCAGGCGGCCACGGTGGCCAGTACCACCGCCGGATCCAGCTCCTTGAACGGCAGTTCTTCGATCAGGAAGACGGCGCGGTAGTCGAGCCGGGCCAGCCGCATGCCCCGGCCGCCGTCCTCGGGGGCCAGGTGCAGGGTGCCATCCTGCATCCAGGCATCGAAGTCCTTGCGGCACTTGGGCGGCAGCAGCTCGCGCAGCGTCTGGCTCAGGGCCTGCAGGTAGTAGCCCTGGCTCACAGCAGTTCAATCCCGCAGCGGTGGGCGCCCTTGATGGCCCGGATATGCTGCTGGCTTTCGGCCAACAGGGCGGCGCGCACGTCACCGCCCTGGGTGGCCTGGTTGTTGCCCACCTCGCGCTGGCTGAGGCTGCCGGCCTCGGTCACTAGGTCGGCCTTGGCGCGGGCGAACACCGCCTGGCGATAGAGCACGGTGAGCTGGTTCTGGCCGTTCACCTGGGGGCCCGGCACCTCGGCGGCGCTCCAATGGCCCTCGGCGTTCAGCCGGGCCTTGGTAAAGGCCAGCTCGATGTTGACCTGGGCCACGGCCGAGAGCACGGCACCGGCCACGGTGGCGGGCTGCAGGTCGGCCGGCATGGCCCGGTCGCGCTCGAAGTCGCCCACCTCGATATCCGGCCAGAAGCCGTCATTGCTGACGGTGGCTTGCTGGTACTCGGTTGTGGTGCCGTTGAACATGGCTTGCCCTCTGGTTGAATAGGTGCCCCCCTGGCCACGGTGGTGGGCAGCGGCTCATGACATTGCCTGGCCGGGCCCATACCGCCGGGGGGCGGCGGCGTTGGAGCTAGTCTTGCTCGAGCGCCCGCAGGCGCATGGCAATCCGGCTCCGGTGGGTTTTTACCTGGGCACCCACCGGATCCCATTCGTGGGCCTTCGCCAGCAGGGCGTCGGCCTGTTCCAGTACGCCCGGGTCATTCACCGCGCTGGCCCGGGGCTCGCCGGTGGCGTCGCGCAGCAACAGCAGCCCGGCGAACTTGAAATACTTGGCGGTGAGCTTTTCATTGAGCCGCCAGTCCTTGACCACATGGGCGAATACCCGGCCGAAGTAGGGCTCTACCGCCTGGCCTTCGGCCGCCTGCTGCTCGGCCCACTCCAGCACGGTGTCCGCCACAAAGTGGGGAAAGTCGCGCTTGAGCCGGGGCGGGGTGTGCTGGCCCTGGGCTATCGCCCGTTCGGCCCAGTCCAGGGCCTGCTCGAACTCGCCCAGGTCGAACAGCCAGACGATGAGGGTGGCGAACAGTGGGTTCTGGTGGCTCTTGTCCCCGGCCAGGTACTGCTCCACATAGGGGCGGTACTTGGGCAGCAGCTCGCGCTTGAGCGCCACCTTGTCGCCGATGCGGTCCAGCGCCTTCAGCCGCTGCTGGTCCTGCTCCAGGGCAAGCAGTTGCAGGTGCAGGCTGTGGGCCAGCTCGCCCTCGGCTTGCCCGGTGCGGGCGGCCTGGGTGGCCGCCTGCAGGGCGCGGTGCCGATCACGATGCCGCTGGGCCGGGGTGCTCATGGCTTATCCCTTACGGCGCCGGCGTCGGGGCGATTTCGATCCCGGACTCGTCGAAGGAGGCATAGGCGCGGTACTCGCCCACGGCGTAGCCTTCCATCCGCCAGTACTGGCTCTCGAAGCCCTTGCGGTCCTGGTTGTGGGCCGCGCTGCGCTGGCGGGTACCGCGCTGGGTGTAAAGGTGCAGGTTGGCCGGAATGGTCACCACCATGCGCTTGCCCGGGAAGAAGGGCGGGGTGATGGCACGGCGGCCGGCAACACTGGTGGCCAGCTGCTGGGCCAGGATCTGCTCGCTGGGCTTGTCGGCTTCCTGATAAAGCCGGCCCTGGGCGGCGGCCACCAGATCGGCCCCCACCAGCACGGTCAGGCGCGGGTCGTTGCGAAACGCCGGGTCGATGGTGCTGTTGATAAGATCCGAGGCCATGGCGTCCAGGGTCTTGTAATCGCCGTTACCGTCGGGGTCGAAATACACCTTGCTCTGGGCCGAGCCCACGATCTGCGAGCCGTCGTTCCACTCGCGCACCAGCTGCTGCCAGCCCTTGTTCACGTCCTGGCCGAGGGGGTTGGCCGCCGGGTCGGTATCGGCGGCGGCCGAGGTGCCGTTAAAGCCCACCCGGATCATGTCCAGCGCGAAGGTGCGGTTGATGAACTCGTTCACCAGGCGCATAAATTCGCCTTCGCTGCCGGCATTGGCCCAGCCGGCGAGGGTAGACCAGGGCAGCACGGCGCCGGAGTCGGTTTCCACCAGCTCATAGCCGTGGCCGCCCACGCCCACGTTTTTCAGGAAGCGGCCATTGGCTTTACGGCCGGTGTGGATACTGCCGATGCCCACGTCGACCACCTGGCCCTTGATCTGGTCCACGTCGACCAGGGTGATCATGCGCAGGAAGTCGGCCGACTCCAGCAGGGCGGCGCGCAGCCGGGTTTCCATCGGCGGGGTGACGCTGAACTTCTCGCCGCGCTGCAGCGCGCCCAGGTCGATGCCGTAGCCCTGGGCCAATTGGCTGAAGTATTTATTCAGCATGGCGCCGGCGGCGGGGGTGAGGATCATGCTCATGTCGGCTCCTTACACCAGGTGATAGACGTCGCCGCCGGCGGGGGCGGGATTGGGGTTCTGGCCGGGCACTTCCTTCAGCAGTGCGGAGAAATGGGTTTCCAGCGCGCCCTGCTTGTCGGCCACGCCCTTGACCGCGGTCAGCAGCTCGCTGAACTGCTCGGCGGTCACGCCGGCGGGGGCCGGGGGGGGTATGTGTCTCTTAAACCAATCCCCGGACCACGGGGACGCCGTCACATCTGATTGCCT